GGAGCAACTATGAATATACCAGAACTAGAAGAATACAAATCAGAAACAAGAGGGGAAGCTCTTGTCTACGCTGATATCCCCAACGAGATATATCACTCTGAGGTGGGTATCAGCAGTAGCACTTTGCGTAAGTTTGGTCATTCGCAACTTCATGCAGTTAATGAAGTGCAAAAGACTACAGATGCTATGAACTTTGGTACTGCTGCTCACTATATGTTAGTAGAAGGCGAGCAAGCATATAACCAAGAGGTAGCTGTATTAATGGGTTCGCCCTATACCAAAGCTTATAAAGAGAACAAAGCAGACATGTTAGAGCGGTACGATTGTGTAATCAAAGAGATAGAAGACACTCATATCAAAGGTATGAAGGCCAATATTATTGATGAAGCTGACATGTACCTACAAGCAGACGGCAAGTTGCCAGAGGCTAGTTTCTTTTGGTATGAAGATAAGATTCTTTGTAAATGTAGGCCAGACTTAATATGCCCACCTTTCAAAGATTTATATAAGCCTGGTGAGATATATGTTGTTGACTATAAAACAACCAAGTCTTGCGACCCAAAAGAATTTGCCGACTCAGTTAAGTATTGGGGATATGATATGCAAGCTGCTTGGTATCGTAGAGGTATGGAAAAAGCTGGATACAGCGTTAAAGAGTTTGCCTTTGTTGCCCAAGAGAAGGTTCCGCCTTATGCCAGCAAGATATTTGTTATTACAGATGAGCAAATGGATAAAGCCTGGGACAAGATGCAAGTATTCCTAGATGCTTATAACAAGTATTTAGATGACGGCAAAACAACTATTTACAACTCAGACAGTATTGTCACTTTAGACCTGGAGGATTAAATGAAGTTTTGGAGAAAAGTACATAATATTATTGATAGAGCCTGGCGACACACTTACGCTTCTGTTATGTACCACTTCGATAGTCGCAAAAACGAAGTGGATATAGATTGGTTAAACATGCACAACGATATAATGGAGGAACAAAATGAACGACCCAATAAATCCAAATCACTATAAGGACGGCGAGATAGAGTGTATTGACGCTATGGAAGCCAGTATGACACCTGAAGCTTTTGCTGGTTATTGCAAGGGCAACGTAATCAAATATGTATGGCGTTATGAAAAAAAAGACCAGCTAGAAGGCTTGCTTAAAGCTCAATGGTATCTCAATAGGTTAATTCAAAAAGTAGAAGAACCGTCTATGGTTTCTTTGGAAGATGTTGAAATTGAAGAAATAGCTAGCTCAAATATAAGCCAACACCTCTAATCTTTTTTGTGGAGGTTGATGAAATACTCAGCCTCTACAACAGCTAAGGTCTTAGACCTATTCCTCTTAATAATAACTAATGGTTGATGCTCCCCGCAATTAGCAGAAGCTTGGTCGTATGCTTTCCAGATGTTTAAAGACTCCTGGCACTTACACTCAATAGAATAAGGAAAGGCATCTCTTGCCTCTTTACTCATAATTACATCTTCTCCACCAGCACCCATTGATGTTGATTTAACATTCTCTGGATGTATGTCTAGAAGTTCTATAAGTTTGTCTCTCACCCATTGTTGGAGTTTGCGACCTTTTTGTTTTGCTGATTGTGGTTTCATAATTAAATGCTAGGTTGGGTTTTGAGAGGTATTTACGGAGTTATACGATACCCTATAGACCCCTAGCGGAGCCTGTTATTTTATAAAGAAGGTTTAGCTGGCTTGCCAGTCTCCGCTGCAGCCATGCTAGGTGGTACTTCCGCTCTTGTTGGCGGAGTAAAACCATCTCCCTTCGGAGTTCTAAACGCAACTATCTCATTCGTAGTGTCTGGATAGCTAGGATTGTCACTTTCTTTTTCAGAAAAAGTACAAAGCAAAGTTTTACCTTGTAAGTCTTCTGCGTTAGCAGGTGGTGTATCAAGACCAACAGCAGTAAGCAAACGTTTAAAATCAGAAGCTGCGTAGCCTCTAATAAGTTCCTGCTTTTCTGCATCATCGTTTCTATACCAAAGGCTAAAGTATTTTCTAACAATCCAACCATTAAACTTTGGCTCGTTATGTACCTTAACTTCTAGCTTGATACTTTCATTACCAGCGGCTGACATGTGTTTAGTGCATTCGCTAATAATACAATTATAATCACCTTTCGGTATATAAGAGGATGACTCCTCTTCCCTAGACTCTACGTTTGTAAAATCAATTCCATCAAAGTCAGACATTATGCTTCTCCTTTAAATCCTAACTTGTTAATAATATGTGATAGGTTAGGTTCCTCTAAGGCCTCTAACTTACCACTCCTGTCCTTAGCGATATAATTAGCGCCAAGAGTTGTTTGCAACCAACGTTCGGTTGACTTATTACCTTTGTCATCTTCGGTATCAAATGTTCTCAAACATAACACTTCATCAAAGAAGTAAGGTATTTGCGTAGGTAGTTTAGCTCCAACCATCATCGGTTGGTAGTGCAACATACCAGTAGCTTCATCTCGTACCTCTTGCTGTTTAGCAATAAATACAACATGTATGGGAAGATCTCTAAATCTACGCATCGTCTTAGTCATTATCTGAATGACCTCGCCATACGCTTTTCTAGGATCCTTGCTTTTCTTCAACTCGTTGCCCAGAACAATCTCTGACATTTCTGTCACGCTGTCTAAACAAACGGTATCGTAGTCTAACTTGCCGCTTTCTAGTAGCTGTGCGATTTCTTCTATTTCAGCTGCTTCTTTGACTTCAATAGCAGTCACGTTCTTAGCGTCTTTAATAGATAGAAGTCCAGCTTCCATACTTACAACAAGGGTCTTTCCAGGTACGGTCTGACAAAGAGTTGTTTTACCAGCTCCAGAGATTCCGTAAACCAAAAGTTTAGCACCTTGCATTTCGACCAAATCGCTCGGGCTTTTTATACGACTTATAATATCGCTCATATCATTTCTCCTAAAGATAAAATAATAGTATACAGATAAAAATATTGACTGTATACTTTTAGTTCAAAATAAATTTATACAAAAAGCAACTATGAGCGAAGTCAATAAAAATCAATGGAAAGTGAATTATTTATACAGGCTTAGGCAAATAGCTGATAAAGGACTTGAACCTTTATATGCTAACAGGCTGGAGCCAGAATACAAGGAGAGAGAAGTGGAAAGGATTAGTTTAAAAAGATATATAGAATTTATAGGAAATTCTGGAGCAGCAAAATTATTTGAATGCTCTGAAGCAACCGTCAAATCTTGGAGGTATGATCGAAGACAACCTTCAATTAAACAAGCAAAAAAAATAATTAAAGCTGCTAATGGTAAGTTAGATTTTGAATCTATTTACGGCTCTTTAGAAACTACATTTGAAGAATAGTTTAAGTGTTCAACGTCAAGGCAACAGCAGAAGACTCTGCGTTGGATTTAGCGCTTGCTTATGCGGAATCTGGTTTTAGTGTAGTACCTTTATTACGCCATAACAAAGTTCCTCCCAGAGAACTCGGAAGCTGGGAAAGATTTAAAAGCGAACAACCAACGACTTTAGAGATAACTAAATGGTTTCAAGGCCGCGATGATTTAGTCGTAGCTTTAGTGACTGGAAAGTTTTTAGTTATAGATGCAGATACTCCAGAGGCAGTCACGTGGGCTGCTAACAATTTACCTGTTACACCTTTAAAGGTAGCTACTGGTAAAGGTATGCACTATTACTATAACAACCCAGAAAATTTTACAACTTATGTCGCTCGTAGAGTTGCTGGTTATGACCCAGCAAAATTGATTGATATAAGAGGCGTCGGTGGCTTGATAATCGCCCCCTATAATATTCATGCTACTGGCGCCATCTATGAACCTCAAGTAATACCAGGTTGGGAATTGCATGATACAGGTGACTTGCCAGACTTCTCTCGCGAAGATTGGGTAAAGGTGACTGGCGCAGACAAGATTAACGGTAAACCTATAGCGACACCTCTCTCCCTTGAAGCCGCTGCAGAGGGAAGCCGTAATGATACTGCAGCTAGATTGGCAGGTTATCTGATTGCTAAAGGATTGAATACAGACTTCACTCAATTCTTTTTGCAGTCTTGGAATAGAAGCAATAAACCACCTTTAGAAGATTCAGAGATAGCAACGACTGTTAACTCTATTATGAAAACCCATGAGCGTAAGAATCAAGCTGCTCCAAGTTATATATCTAAGAACAGGGTTATTAAAGAACCAACAGAGCTTTACAACCCTCCAGGAATTATTAAAGACATCTACCAATACTCGGAGCAGATAGCTCAGATATCTCAACCAGCTTTAAGTTTACAGTCAGCGTTAGGTGTTGGCTCTGTAGCTGCTGGTCGTATGTATAAGTCAGATATGAATTCT